CAATCACCGATATTATCGCTACCACCATTCAAAGTCGTAGCGGTGAATTGGCTGATAACTTAACGCAGAACAATGCGATTCTGCAAAGACTTAACTCTAAGGGTAATGTACGCCCATTCTCAGGCGGTAATGTGATTTTGGAAGAAATCATGTACAACGACCCCAACACCAACAACGCTAACTCGTATAGCGGTTACGAAGTATTGAACATTGCTCCTGATAGCCCAATTTCGGCTGCTCAGTTCAAGATTGCTCAGTACGCTGCTGCCGTAACGATGAGCGGTCTAGAAATGCTCCAAAACTCAAGCAAAGAAGCAATCATTGACCTGTTAGATGGTCGTATGCAAGTTTCTGAAGCTCGTTTGTTGAACCGTATTTCAGGCGACCTATATGGTGACGGTACTGGTAACGGTGGTAAGAACATTGACGGTCTAGCTGCCGCAGTTTCTACTTCCCCCACAACTGGCACATACGGTGGTATTAACCGTGCAAACTGGTCTTTTTGGCAAAACCAAGTAACCACTGGTTTGCTCTCGACCAACACTTTGGCTAAGATGACCGAAGCCGCTATCAAGCAGATTCGTGGCACAGACAAGGCTGATTTGTACATTGCTGGTAACACCGCATATCAGTATTTCGTAGGCGCATTGCAAGCAATTCAGCGTATTACTACCGAAGAATCGGGTGCTGCTGGTTTTGCATCCCTCAAGTTCTACGGTGGCGGTACATCTGCTGATGTGGTACTCGGTGGTGGTATTGGCGCACAAGAGAACGCAAACTATATGTATCTCTTGAACACCAATTACATCTTCTTCCGCCCACACAAAGAGCGTAATTTCGTGCCGATTGGTGGTGAGCGTCAAGCTATTAACCAAGACGCTATCGTGAAGCTGTATGGCTGGGCGGGCAATCTTACAACCAGCAACGCTCAGTTGCAAGGTATTTTGACCACCTAATTTGTAAAGGAAAAATCATGGCTTATTCAGTTCTCCCTATTGCTGGTGTTGATTTAGTAAACACCACGCCAATTAGTTTTGACTACACCAATGGCGCAACTGCCGTTTCTATCCCAAGTTTTGGCCCTCTAGGTGCTGAAACTTTTGGTAGCGATGGCTTGCGTTATGTGTTTGCCAAAGCTGGTGGCACGATTGCTGCAAATGCAACCGACATCACCATTAACGCATCAACATTCGCCGCTACTTCAGGCGGTGGAACTTATATTGCTCCTGCCGTTTCGATGGTATCGGGTGAATATGGTTGGTTTGGTAAGACTAGCGTTTAACCAAAAATTGTAGTAAAAACAAGGGGCTATCTCGTTTGGGGTAGCCCTTTTTCTTTAACCGTAGTACCTAAACCACTTTAGGAGATTTACATGATTGATAGCGATACCCAAGACGCAGATTCTCGTTTGGCAGTTAAGTTTTATAAGCGAGCAGTCAAACTAGAGCATGAATCCAACGAAGCTGGCAGACCCATATTTAAGGACTTTGATTTTGTCCGAATCATGGTCGCTGGCGATAATCTAACGGAAATTGACACTTACGCACAGGAAAGCCATAAACAGCGTTTTCCCCGCCAATGGTTACAGTATCAAGCTACACAAGACTCAAGTAGCGAGATTTTGGGAACGCCTGTAGAACAATGGCCTTTGATTAGCCAATCTCAAGCCTTAGAACTCAAGGGCGTTAAGTTTATGACCGTAGAATCTATCGCTAACGCTTCCGACCTACAACTACAACGCATTGGCATGATTGCTGGTATGTCACCCCATGCGTTTAGGGATAAGGCACGGACTTTCTTAAATTTAGCCGAAGAAACCGCAGAAGCCAGTAAACGAGCAGAAGAAATTAATCAGTTAAAGCAAGAACTTGCCAAAAAAGACGAGGAAAATGCTAGAATTAAGGCTGAAACTGATGCGAAGCTCGCTCAAATGCAAGAGCAAATGGCGGCTGTACTTGCGGCAGTTAGTAAGCCTAAAGGCAGAAAACCCAAAGTTACAGAGGAAGCGTAATTATGTCATCAACGATGCTCCAGCTTGTGCAACAGACTACTAGCGAGTTAAACCTTGCTATTCCCACCTATGTTGCGGGTAATACCAATCAAGATGTTCAGCAAGTCTTAGCTCTAATGAACCGCACAGGCTATGATTTGGTCAAAGAATACGATTGGCAAGCCTTGGAGTTGGAGTATCGTTTTTACACCGATGCCGTGACTTTTGTAGGCGATACGGTCAGCGACAATAGCTATAACATTATTGTTACTGGCGATGCGACCGCCTTAAATAGCAATTATTCCATTACTGGCACAGGCATAAACCAAGATACCTATGTGTCTAGCGTTACTTACAACGGTGGCACAGGGTTATCTACGATTGTGATGAGCCAATTAGCTAGCGGCACATACACGGGTGTGACTTTTACCTTTTCGCAGACCAAATACGACTTGCCAGCCGACTTTGAAACCATTACGGATAATACCCATTGGGATAAAACAAAGCATTGGCAAATGTTAGGCCCTGAAGATGCTCAACAATGGCAATGGCTAAAGTCGGGTTATATCTCCACAGGCCCACGCATCCGTTGGCGTATTTTGGGGCAACAGTTTCAGATTTGGCCGCCGTACAACACTAAAGAATACTTAGGCTTTGAATACCGTTCAAAAGGATGGGCTAGAAGCTCGACTGGCGTAGTTAAAAACAGCTTTACGGCTGATAACGACACGACTGTATTAGACGATACGGTCATGGTGTTAGGCACAAAACTTAAGTATTTCCAAATTAAAGGGTTTGATACTACTGCGTTGCAACAAGACTATTTCCGCTATCTAAATGTAGCCAAAGCCAACGACAAAGGTAGTGCAACCCTTAGCTTTGCCCCATATCCAAGCAAAGTGCTTATTGGTTACGCCAATATTCCTGATACTGGTTACGGAACTTAAACATGGCAGTACCACAGCAACGAAGGGCTATGACTGCATCGTTGCCATCCCCGATTGGGGGGTGGAACGCAAGGGATTCATTGGCAGAAATGAACCCGTTAGATGCAGTTCAAATGGTCAATTTCTTCCCCACGCCTACGGATGTAACCTTACGCAAAGGCTATACCAAGATTTCTGAAGGCATTACAGGGCAAGTCTTTTCTTTGATGAATTACTCTAGCCCGCTAGGTAATACTTTATTTGCTAGTACCGACAATGTCATATACGACACCAGCACATCAACCGCTACTTCTGTATTTACAGGCATAACTAATGGTAAATGGGTTCACGCCATTATTACGACTGCGGGTGGCACTTTTATGCCTGCTGTCAACGGAACAAACCCCATGGTCGTTTATGATGGTACACGGTGGCAGTTTTCTGCAACGACAGACACAGCACAGACCATCCTAACGCAGACAAGGGGTGGTGCGGGTAACTTAACAGCTACCGTTACCACATCATCACCCCACAATCTTGTTACAGGCAATACGATTACGGTAACTGGCACAACGCCAGCCGAATTTAATGGCACTTATCGTATTTCTGTTACAGGGGCAACGACATTTACTTACACAATGGCATCTGCGCCCGCTACAAACGCAACCATTGTAGGAACTTATACCGTTAAATACTACATAACTGGCGCAAACAGCAATACATTTGCCCATGTAAACCTATTCAAAGAGCGACTTTATTTTGTTCAAGAAAATAGCCTAAGTTTTTGGTATTTGCCCGTAGATTCAATTAATGGCGCAGTCACCGAATTTCCGCTTGGGGGCATATTTAAAAAGGGCGGTTACCTACAAGCCATGGGAACATGGACTATTGACGCTGGTTATGGCGTTGATGACCTAGCCGTATTCGTTACAAGTAACGGAGAAGTAGCTGTTTACAAGGGTTCTGACCCATCCGACCCTAATGATTGGTCTTTAGTGGGTATTTGGAACATCGGACAGACTTTTGCCCGTAAATGCGTCTTTAAATTTGGTGGTGACATCCTACTTTTGACCCAAGACGGCTTAGTACCGCTATCCGCAGGCTTACAATCGACCCGTTTAGACCCCCGTGTCAACATTACTGACAAGATTTTCTACGCTATTAGCCAAGCAGCCGACATTTATTCAGCTAATTTTGGTTGGCAAATGAATTATTTTGCTAAATACAATATGTTAATAGTCAATGTACCCATTACAGGGGGTACAGAACAGTATGTCATGCACAATATTACGAAGTCATGGGCTAGATTTACCAATATTGGTGCAAATTGCTGGGAAATTAGCGGTGATGATATGTATTTTGGTGGAAACGGCTTTGTAGCTCGTTTTTACGACACCTTTTCCGATAATGGAAGCAATATTAGTGGGTTTGTTCAGCAAGCCTACTCGTATTTTGACACTCGTGGGCAACAAAAACGCTTTACTATGGTGCGCCCAATTCTACAGACCGACAACGGTATTCCTACGGTTTTATGCGGTATATCTACTGATTTTGACACCGTGCCATTAACTAGCCAAATCTCATTTAACCCAAATACCCTTGATATTGGGGTTTGGGATATATCCGAATGGGATGACACAAATTGGGGTGGAAACCTTGTAGTTAGTAAGTTTTGGCAAGGCGTGACAGGAATAGGCTATGCAGGCTCAATTAGCATGAATGTGGCAAGCCAAGGTATTGAGTTTCATTGGGCATCAACGGACTTTGTAATGGAGCGTGGGGGAGTTATTTGAGGACTGTTACGACTGAAAATCAACGCTATTTGGGGGAGTGGTTAGTCAGAGTCCTTAATTTCCCCTTACCCGAAAACACCCAATGTATAGGGCAGTTGCAAGACGGTAATTTAGTAGCGGTAGTAGGGTATTGTAATTTCATGCCAAAAGCCTGCGAAATGCACATTGGTTCATTGGCTGAAACGAACTGGATGAGTCGAGATTTACTATGGGCGGCATTTGATTACCCCTTTAATAAACTTGGACTTAGCGTTATACTAGGGCAAATCTGTGCTGATAACACGGATGCCCTAAAGTTAAACCGACATTTGGGCTTTAAGGTTGTTGCTGAAATACCTGATGCCCACATGGAAGGGGATTTGGTCATTATGGCAATGCGTAAAGAGGAGTGTCGGTTTCTAAACATCCGATGCCCCTTAAACAGAGGAGAATAGTATGGGTGGTGGTGGATTTTTAGGATTAGGGCCTGCGCCAAGCGCACCTGCCGCTCCTGATTACTCGGCTGCGGCTAGAGAAACTGCAGCAGGAAACTTAGATGCCGCACGAGCGGCTACTGCGGCTAACCGTGTTAATCAAGTAACACCTTATGGCAACCTTAACTATTCCATTACAGGGCAAGACCCATACGGCAACCCTACTTGGACTGCCACACAGACTTTAAGCCCCGCCCAACAACAACTGCTTGATTACCAAAACCAAACCAGTATTGGATTAGGACAATTAGCTGGCAAAGGATTGGGTTATGTTGAGAATATGTTGGCAACCCCGTTTGATACAAGTGCTTTGCCAAGTACAGGGTTTAATCCTAGTCAGACTTACCAAGAAGCGTATATGCAACGCCTTGCCCCACAGATTGAGCAAGGGCGTGACCGTTTAGCACAACAATTAGCTAACCAAGGTATTGATATTGGCTCTAAGGCGTATGAAAACGCTATGCGGATGCAAGCCCAACGAGAAAATGACTTATTGGCTGCCGCCACAACGCAAGGCTTTGGTGTGGGTCAACAAGCCCGTCAAACCGCTTTGCAAGAACAAGCGTATTTGCGTAATGAGCCACTAAACACATTATCTGCGGTTCGCACAGGCGCACAAGTGCAAGGCCCACAATTTGTTAATTCTGCTCAACAAGCTACAACTGCTGGCCCTGATTTATTAGGTGCTGCTGGTATGCAATACAACGCTGCGATGGGTGACTTTAACGCTAGACAAGCCGCACAAGCTAATTTAAATCAAGGTTTATTTGGTTTAGGTGGTGCAGGAATTATGGCAATGTGCGACCCACGCACTAAAGAAAATGTAAAACCAGTTGGCGTACTAGAAAACGGCTTGACCTTATATAGTTTTGAATACAAAGACGAGTTTAAAGACCATGAATACGCTGGTCATGGCGTTCATGTTGGCGTGATGGCTGACGAAGTAGAACAAGTTTACCCATTTGCAGTACGAACCCTAGATGACGGCTATAAGGTCGTAGATTACGGACTGATACCATGAACGCTTACAACCCATACATTATGCAAATGCCACAAACCCAAGATTTAGGTGGGTTGTCACCATATTATCAAAACATTGCCCAACAACAAGCCAATCAAAATATGGCTATTCAACAAGGGCAAGGATTGACTCAACAAGCGGGGCAAACAACTCAAGGTGGCATGAATCCTATGGCTATGGCAATGATGTTAAGAAAAGGTCAAAAATCAGACCCATACGCTAATGCCCAATCTGCTATGAATCAATATGGTGCAAGTAATGTATATGGTTATGGCGGTCAAGGTGTTGTACCAACAATGACTTCAGGTATGGACTAATTATGGCTCAAGCACAAATGCTCAACCTTGCAGGCAATCTGCCACCCGAAATACTGCAACAGCAACAGGCATTAACTCGCCAACAGCAATTAGCTAATTTGCTTACCCAACAAGGGTTGCAACAACCACAAGGCCAAATGGTGAGTGGTCGTTATGTTGCACCTAGTTTTTTTCAATATGTAGCACCTTTGGCTCAGTTGTATGTAGGCAAAGGTATTGGTGAAAAAGCAGAAAAAGAACAATTAGATTTAGCTAATCGTTATGCAAAAATGCAACAAGAAGCTGGTCAAAGAATAGCTAATGCTTTGCTTGGAACTCCTGCAATTCAAGAACCTGATATTCCAACAGAAACTTACGAAACCGTTAAAGGTAATGTAATTCCTGCTGTTGCTGGTAGTCCACAATTAGCTTTAGCAGAAGCATTAAAAGACCCAACAGGAATTGGCAAGTCATTAATACCAACATTAATTGAAAAAGCATCACCAAAACCATTTGCTCCGACAAATGAAATGCAAAATTATCAATTTTTAAAAGAAAGTGGACAATTACCAAAAGGCATGACATTTTTGGGTTATCAAACATATTTAAAAACTGTTGATAACAAACCTGAAAGAGCTCCTGCTGGTTATCGATTTATGCCCGATGGTTCGCTTGAGCCAATTAAAGGCGGCCCAGCAGATGTTAAATCTCAACAAAAATTTGCTGGTCAAGAAAATGTTGATACATTAATTACTGGATTGCGTGACCAATACAATATTCTTAAATCTAATGAGGGAATTACTAGCACAGAAGCTGGAGTAATTCCTAATTTGCGCAGTGCTACATCTCGTTCAGCAATTGGACAAGCTATTGGTCAAACATTTGGTACTGCTAATCAATCTGCTCGCAATACAATAGCTCAATCAAGACCATTGTTGCTAAATGCAATTAAAGAGGCTACTGGAATGTCAGCAAAACAAATGGATTCTAATGCTGAACTTAAAATGTATTTGGCGGCAGCTACAGACCCAAGCCTTGATTACGAAGCAAATATGAACGCATTAAATCAATTAGAGCGTTTATTTGGTACATCTTCTGCAAATCGTGGGCAACCACAAAGCCAACAACCGCAAAATCAACAACCCCAAGGAAATGTTGTTGATTTTAATCAATTGCCAAAAAGGAAACCGTAAACATGGATGTACGGATGCCAGACGGTACTCTTGTTAAAAATGTTCCTAGCAATGTAACGCAAGAAGATTTATTAGAGCGTTATCAAGCCTTTAAAACGCCTGATACACGAGGAAACATTATTAATACTGATGTTCCAACTGTTGTTGGACAAGTACCAAATCCGCCCATAAACGAGCCAAAACGCTCCATGCAAGAAAAAATGATGGCATTGTATGAAGTGCCAGCTACTATGCTTTCAGGTGCAGCTTTAACTATTCCAAGTGCTGTATCTGCATTAGCTACAGGCGAAGCACCAATGGCTATGGCACAACGCAATATGTACCAACCTAGAAGTGGTGCAAGCCAAGATGTATTGCAAAGCATTGGTAGTGCGTTTGAAGCGTCTAAATTGCCCCCAGTAATGCCCACAGGAATGTTGCCTAGCTATGCTCGTATGGCTTCAAATGCAACCCCACAAGTAAGGCAAGGTGGTCAAATTGCTACTCAAACAGTTCGTGAAACAGCACAACCAGTTGTAAATAGAATGGCAAACGCTTTGCGTAAAGAGCCAAAACTAGATGTTGCTGAAATTGCAAAAACAGCTCCATCGGTTGAAGAACTAGCAACACAATCTAGCCAATTATTTAAACAAGCCAAAGAATCTAATGTTGAATTAAACGCTAAAAACTTTTCCAATACTATGAAAACGATTGGCAAAAATTTGCGTGAAGAAGGTTATGACCCACGCTTGTATCCTAAATTGGATGTAGCATTTAGTGAGTTACAAAACGCTAAAGTTCCCAAAGATTTTAATGAATTGCGTACTTTGCGTAAATTTATTCAAGGCGCACAAAAAAGCTCTGATTTAGAAGAAAAACGTTTAGCAACTATTCTTAAAGATGAATTTGATACTTATGTAGCAAACATTCCTGAATCATCTATTAAAGCTGGTTCAAAAGAAGGGTTAGAAGCATGGAAACAAGCTAGAGATGCTTATACTCGCATGAGCAAAGGCGAAATTTTTGAGGATATGCTTGAAAACGCTCAATTGGATACTAGCAAATTTAGTATGTCGGGCATTGAAAATTCATTAGCTCAACAATTAAGACAATTAGCTAAAAACGATAAAAAAATGCGTATGTTTACGCCTGAAGAACAAGCTGCTATTAAAGATGCAGTTAAAGGTGGAAAAGTTCAAAATATGTTGCGTTTCTTTGGAAAGTTTGCGCCAACAAGTTCGGTTAGCAGTATTCCTGCTTTATTAACTACTGCGGCTAGTGCCCCACTTGGTTTAACTTTAACTGGCGGTGCTATTGGTGGAAGATATTTGGCTCAACAAATAAGAAAATCAGATGTTAAAAATTTAGCTGCTTTAATGCGAGCAGGAGCAAAAAAACGGGAGTTATCAAATGAGTAGAAACGGGTCAGGCGTATATTCACTTCCTGCGGGTAATCCCGTAGTTACAGGCACAACTATTGCAAGCACATGGGCTAATAACACATTAAGTGATATAGCTTCTGCGCTTACTGATTCATTGGCGGCAGACGGTCAAACCCCAATGACGGGTAATTTAGATGCAAATAGTAACAAGATTGTTAATCTAGCAACCCCAACTTTAACAACCGATGCGGTAACTAAAGCCTATGCTGATGCGTTAGTCGGTGGTTCAAGCGCAGGCTCGTTTACGAATTTAACGGTTACAGGCACGACAACCCTTGCTACATCTTTAACAGGCGTATTAAAGGGAACATCAGGTGTGGTATCTACAGCCACGGCTGGAACAGATTATGTAGCTCCCGCAACGGCTACTAATTTTACTGCTCAACAATACTTTGGTAATGTGGCTTTAACGGATGCCGCTACGATTGCATGGGCAGCGAACACGGCTCAAGTTGCTACCTTTACCTTTGTATCATCTAACCGCACTATGGGCGCACCCACAGGACTTGTAAACGGTGCTTATTATGGCCTTGCTGTTATCCAAAACTCAGGCTCAAACACCTTAACTTGGAACGCAGTATTTAAATGGGCTGGTGGAACTGCGCCTACCTTATCGACAGCCGCAAGTGCTAAAGATTATTTTGTATTTCGCTCTGATGGTACAAACCTATACGAGCAAGGTAGAAGTTTGGGGGTTGCATGACCCTACCTGTAGTTTTTACTGCTAACGGGCCAAGTGGTTATAACCTAACCAACTCCCTACGCTTTCGTGCAAGTGCTTCTGCTTATCTAAATAGAACTCCAGCTAGTGCTGGAAGTCAAACAACTTGGACTATTAGTATGTGGTTCAAGAGAGGTTTATTAACTTATGGTGGTTCAGCTTCAGTAACATCTATTTTTGGTTGGTCAGCCCCAACTGCTGGTCAATCAGGTGGTATTGGTTTTGCAAATAGTTCTGTAAGCGCAGTTGGCGATAATATTTATTTAGGTCAAGGCGCTTCAGTTTACAGAGTAACTAATGCTGTATTTCGTGACCCTTCAGCTTGGTATCATTTGGTTGTTGTTTGGGATAGTACTAACGCTACAGACGCAGATAGAGCTAGAATTTATGTAAATGGTGTTTTGCAGTCATATGCTTCAGCACCATCAATAACTCAAAATACCACATTAAACGGAAATAGCACAGTAGCTCATAGTTTAGCCTGCGATATTCCTAATGGTGGTTCAGCAAGAGATTTTTTTGACGGATACCTAACCGAAGTAAACTTCATTGATGGTCAAGCCCTAACCCCGCCATCATTTGGTCAAACATCCTCAACGACTGGTGTATGGCAACCGATTAAATACACAGGAACATACGGCACTAATGGATTCTATTTACCATTTACCGATAACTCTGCTCTGACTACATCATCTAATGTTGGATTAGGAAAAGACTTCTCAGGCAACGGGAATTACTTTGCTACAAACAATATCAGCATTACATCAGGCTCTACTTATGACAGCATGACAGATGTGCCGACATTGACAAGTGCTACTGCTGCTAATTATTCTGTAATGAATCCATTGGATGTTACTTCTGGTGTTACTCTTACAGAAGCAAATTTAAAATGGACTGCTGGTTCTCCTTATAGCACAAACAATCGTTCAACTTTTTCAGTTTCATCTGGAAAGTGGTATTGGGAAGTAACTCCAACAGGAAGTTTTGGAAACTATACATGGGTAGGTGTTGCAGACTCTACTGCTGCAATAACAAACATTGGAAGAACTACAAGCAATGGCTGGTATTATGCTGGATTCAATGGCAATAAATACAATGGCTCTGCTGTTTCATATGGAGCTACATTTACATCAGGTGATGTAATCGGTGTTGCTTTAGATATGGATGCTGGAACTCTTACATTCTATAAAAACAATGTAAGCCAAGGAACTGCATTTAATAGTGGATTAACAGGAAAAACATTGTCTCCAGCTTTGCATGATGGAGCTGCTGATGCTTCAGCTTTTGTAAACTTTGGTCAAAGACCATTCGCCTACACCCCACCAACAGGTTTTGTAGCACTCAACACATTTAACTTACCTACTCCTACGATTGGTGTTACTGCATCGACACAAGCGAATAAGTATATGGACATTAGTCTTTATACAGGAACAGGTTCTAGCCAATCTATTACAGGATTAAATTTTCAACCTGATTGGACATGGATTAAAGGTCGTAGTGGTGCAACAGACCATGGACTTTATGACGCAGTTCGTGGTGTTCAAAAGCAATTAGAAAGTAATACCACAGACGCAGAAACCACCGAAACAACAGGATTAACTGCGTTTAATTCTAATGGATTTACTGTTGGTGCTTTAGCCCAATTAAACACTAGCACAGCTACTTATGTCGGTTGGAACTGGAAAGCCAACGGCTCAGGCTCATCCAACACAGCAGGAACTATTACATCTACAGTAAGTGCTAATACAAGCGCTGGATTTAGTATTGTTACTTATACAGGAAATCAAACCGCAGGAGCTACTGTTGGACATGGATTGGGTGTTGCGCCTAGCATGGTTATTATTAAATCTAGGGGTGCTGTAACAAGTTGGCCCGTTTATCATTCTGCTTTAGGTGCTACACAATGGTTATTATTAAATTCTACAAATGCAGCAACAACATCAAACCAAGAATTTAATGATACTGCACCAACATCAACTGTATTTAGCATAGGCAATTCAAGCTCAAATAGTAATCAAGCGGCAACTTATGTAGCCTACTGCTTTGCCCAAATCGCTGGATATTCTGCATTTGGTTCATACACAGGGAATGGCTCTACAGATGGGCCTTTTGTGTTTACTGGATTTAGACCGAGATATGTTTTGGTTAAATCCTCTTCAACTGGCGGTGCTGGATATTATTGGACAATTACAGACACATCTAGAAATACATCCAACTTAGCAAATTTAACATTAAATCCTGATACTTCAAATGTAGAAGATAATTCTTATGGAATGGATATATTGTCAAATGGTTTTAAAATCAGAAACACATACGGAACATTTAATGGTAGTGGAGTCACCTACATATACATGGCATTTGCCGAAAACCCATTCAAATATTCTTTAGCGAGGTAATCATGTTTTATTGCACAACCACAGGACAATACATCCAAGAAGGCACAGCCTTTGAAATTAACGGTGTTCAATACCCCGCTAATTGGCTAAACCTTTCAACACCGCAAGAAAAAGCGGACATTGGATTAGAAGAAGTTATTGCTACAAACAGCCCCGCTAATGACCAATATTACTGGGTTAGCCAAGAACTAAACGGTGCGACTTTAACTTATGTCAATATTCCTAAAGACTTAGATACTTGCAAAGCAAACACCATTAATCAGTTACGCAATACAGCGTACACAATTCTATTACCTACCGATTGGATGGTCGTAAAGTCGTTTGAAACATCCACCCCAATCCCAACCGATTGGAATACATGGCGGCAATCTATTCGGACTACTTGTGAGAACGCTATTACAGCCGTAAACGCTTGCACGAATGTTGATGAATTGGCACAATTATCAGTAACTTGGCCTAAAGACCCCAACTATGTAGAGGTGCAAAATGTTTCTAATTGAATGGATATTTGACAAGATGGGCTATCAGAAGAAAATTCAATGGACTAGCTCTGCTTTACTTTGGGAAGATATTGAAAAGCCCGTCAAAAAAGTCGCAACTAAACGCACCACAAAAAAGTCGGTAGTCAGGAAGAAAAATGGCTAACGAAATTGAAAAACAAATCGTCAAAGAAGCCATTAAAGAATGGTTAAATGAGAAAGTGGCGCAGTTTGGCTGGTTCTCGATTCGCACCATTTTCTATGTGTTTGTCGCTGGTCTTGGTTATGCCTACCTAGTAACCCACGGTTGGTCAGTACCTAAATGATTTTAGAAACCATTATTGGTGCGTTAGTACCAGTCGGTGTAGAGGGCATAAAACAGCTTATAGGGCGTTTTAACGGTGGAGTTCGCCCAACCACTATTGCCGAGCAGATTCAACTTGATAACAGCGAAATCGCTCGTTTAGAAGCCCTTGCAAAGCTCGATAACCCATACGGACAACCTAGCCAATGGGTAATAGATTTAAGAGCGTCATCTCGCTATATCGGGGCTTTGACGGTCATTGTCGTAGGTTTATGCACTCTATTTTTACCCGTTGACCAATATGTTCAGCGTATTGGCTTAGAAGCTGCCAACATTGCCTTTGGATTCCTATTTGGTAGCCGTATCATGGCAAACCTAAAGAAGTAGGTTTTTTGCGGGTTTCGTACAAAACTATTTGTCGAGCATGGCAACCAGTAAGACCAAACATTTTGCCAAGTTCTGCGTATGATGGGTTGTATTTTGCATAAACATTTCTAACTGCATCAATAAATTGGTCACTATGTTTAGCAAGATTGCAATTAACGCCATGTTGTTTGTTTAAACCAGTTGTTCTAGCGTGGTCATTGTTTTGTTTGTAAGTATTCCATTCAAGGTTTTCTAATTTATTATTTAATTTGTTGCCGTCTTTATGATTAACTGTCATTTTGTATTCAGTTTTACCCAAAAACGCTTCTGCCACAACTTGATGTATTGTTTTTTTAACTTTTGAATCAAAACTTACAGCTATGTATCCATTACTCATAATTGAGCCACGAATTAATCGTTCGTTAAGTTTGCCAATTCTGCCATCTTTGTAATGTATGGTTCTTGATAATGCTTTAACTCTGCCAAGCGATGAAACTTCATAACGACCTTCAAAACCTACAACTGGCTTCCAAATTTCCATCATTTAACTCCTTTATGTCTTTATGGTGATTATACATGAGCAATGATAGATTTCAAATATGTTTAGATAGAGTTTTGCGTCATGAGGGGGGCGTGAGTAATGACCCTTTGGACAGAGGTGGATTCACCAACCTAGGCGTTACCCAGCGTGTTTGGGAAGAATTTGTAGGTCACCCCGTATCTGAAGCCGATATGCGTGCCTTGACCCCCGAAAAGGTCGGTAAACTGTATAAACAAAAGTATTGGAACGCTGCTTACTGTGAAGTCTTACCGAAAGGGCTAGATTATGTGGTATTTGATTTTGCCGTTAATGCAGGAACAGGCCGAAGCGTTAAGACGCTACAACAGGCAATCGGTGTCTTGGCTGATGGTGTTATCGGGCCTAGAACTATGGCAGCAATTAATGGTGCAAACCCTAAAGAACTTATTGCAAAATTTTCAGACGCTAGGGCAGACTTCTATCAAGGAATCGTAGCTAGAAAACCCGACCAAGCCAGATTTATTCGTGGATGGCTTAATCGGGTTGAGGAATCACGCAAAACAGCCCTTGAGCAAGATGCAAGTGCAAACGAACAGGCTTAAACCGATTAGGATGCGATTGACCCAGTAATCCCGCTTTAAACGGTCAGGGTCATGGATTAGGAAAGACTGAAGCCTTAGCATATCCATATCTTCTTCTACATATCTAGGCTTTTGGTAATACACGCCAATCTTTACGCCTGATTTAGTCTTATACGGTATGTTCATTTAATCCCATGCCTTTCTTCTATTGCTCTAACAAACGATAAAATGCACTTTTTCCCAATAATATTTTTTTCTGTTAATAACAATATTTCTTCTCCTGTTAATGGTTTTTGAACAGGAATTAGTGGAATTGTGTATGTTTTGTATAGTTTTAACAAAGTGCGTTCTTGCGGTGTACAAACATAATCCTTTGATTTGCTGTAATAAGCTATTGGTTTCATTCAAACTCCTTCCAGTCGGTATCTTCTATGGTGTAAATAAAATCCATGACTTCACTATCAGTATGTAAGTGTTTTTTGGCAATGTCAGGTATAAATTCCACAGCCGTGTGGACTTCTTGAACAAGCTGATACGCTTGGTATAGCTTATCAATCATTTCTTGTTTGGTCACGATACACCCCCAGTTCTTAAAACATAAACTACGGCTGGGATGCCGAACATAAACAAGCCTGCGATAACTCCTACGATAATGTCTTTCATAGTTTCCCCCTGTGTTAAGACAACTTAAGTATAACAAACAATCAAGTAAAGTTTATAGTAATAAACCCTAATCTTATATAAGAGTAAAAAGACAGGGCAAAATTTGGGGTCTATAGGCTGTAACGCAGAAAGCCACAAAATTCGTTACTTGACCCATCCTCTTGGCGGTGGCTTAACACCCTGTTAAAGGGTGGGCTACTCGCTGCGTCTAGTATCCACGACCATGTTGTTTTACCAACATTCGGACTGGGTACGCAATAATCTGCGGTTAGTAAAGATAACCCGTACATAAGCACTCTAGCATCCGCTTTCGCCCGTAATAAGGTGGGGTGACAGCCCGTGAAAGAGATTTGTGGGCGGGGGATTGCCCAACTGTCACCCCGTAGTCATTATAGTTTGTTTTTAGCCCGATAAAACGCCAACAAGTGAGTAAAACATTCCCACCCGATTCTCAGGTCATCTTCAGGTATCTCTAGTAGTTTAGCCTTATTTTCTAGGGCGTTGACATAAACAATGGCACACCGAGCGTTAGGCATCTCAAAACCGTGTCTATAGGCCGCCAGTTGCATTTGGTGGTCAAAGTAATAGTCGAGCTTATCCACATCCTTTTCGGTGGTTTTAAAGTCGATTACAAAGCCTTCTGTCTTGGGGTGGTAATGGGGTCGGCTAATTAAGTCGCATTTACCGCCATATCCCCCGTGGGCAAACGACTTCTCAGCAACCCATAGCTGTGGGCCAAAATGGGCGTTTATAACGCTTTCTACGACACGGACATAGGTTGGTAACTCAGGTAGGTAAACGCCTTCGTAAAACGCTTCTATGACCCCGTGTATTTGAGTGCCACGCTCGGCAGCTTGTTTGGCTGTTTCTTTGCTATCGGATACTACCCGACTTAGCCAATCTTCTTCCGATTCCCCGTCTATGCGAGGTAATGTAAGTGCAGCGAGGATGGCTTGTTGTTGTTTCCATACATCAAGTGCGGGTTTTGCCGCACAACCGATGATAGTGGTAACTGAGGGCAGTAAGCCGAGTTCTCTTGCGTCTTTGACAGTTGTGTTTCTTTCTTTGCCATTCTTGCCAGTAATGCGATAGGCTGGACTGCCATCGGATAAATACCAATGACCATTTTGTTCTTCCTTTTCTTTAACTATCAATTTGTTCTCCCAAATTCGCCACAATGTTGATTAACGGCTTGTGTGTAAGCCAAATGTGCTTGTTCGGGGCTTTCAAAATAACCTAAAAATAAGCGTGAATGATTAACGGCTAATCTCGCAGAATATTTATTGCAACCTTTTACCCAAGTAACGCCCTTAAATCCTGTGGTATTTCTTTTGTGTTTGCCACGATTTGCATTGTTTTGGGCCGATGTAGCCAAACGCAAATTTTCTATTGCATTGTTTTGTGGATTGCCATCAATGTGGTCTAGTTGTTTGGGCAAATAGCCATAATGGTAGGCCCAAATTAAATTATGAACTCTGTAGCTTTTTGGTCTTAACAAAACTTTCCTGTAGCCATCTTTGTCAAGATTGCCTACTAAATCGCCTTGTTTGGCAGAACCTCTACTTATTTTCCAGTATAGGTTGTTATTACGATATTCAAAATATTCGTGCAGTTTATCCAACATACATCCCCCTTAAATTCATAATAACTGTAGCACAGCTTCTCGGTCTTTCGGATTATTAATCCTATCCGCACAGGCTTGAACCACCGTTTTAATGACGGTTTCTAAGTCCTCAACTGCAAATCCGATGATAGGTACTTCCTCATCGTAGCCCCGTTCTTGAAAAGTCTTGACGGTGTATTTGGATTCAATCACATCTTTAATCGCATGGTTCATGGCTTTCTCCTAAAGGTTATTCCCCCTAGAACGGCACACTTAAATCCTCATCATCCTCAATAGCATTAAGGACTTTGCGGTTCTTGTTTTGAAATTCTGCCGATTGCATGATTTGGTTCTTTAGGCCATCGGACAGGCTATCAAATACGGCTTGGTCAAACTTCTGCATATCAAACAGAAGTGTTGTATTTACGCCACTAGGCAATCCAGCTTTAGCGACTACGGCTGGTACTGGCGTTACGGCTACCGCATCGGCATAGGTCTTTCCGTTGGATTCTCTATGCTGAATGGTAATCATGCACCATTTATCTAACAAATTTGTTAAGTCAAAGCCCCGCAATTCATCATCGGTAAATGATTTGCCACGCCAAGATTCCAAGTCCTTCCGTAATGAAGCCTTTTCGCCTAGCGACAGCGTGTAATTGCGGGTTTGGATTAGGGGCTTGCCATCATCGGTTTTCAGGTCATCACCGTGCAATTCCCAAAAAAACTTTACTTTACGCAACATATTGACTTTGCCCATGTACTCGGACTTTTGCGTACCAAGGTCAATAATGCGGTATAGACGGGCCAAATGTGACCCAGTTGGTGCAATCTTAAATTCTTTCACGGGTGCGCTTCCTGTAACTATCATTGTTTTCCCCCAAAAATATTAGAAAAATCATCAGCAATAGCACTCAAAACGGGATTTACCCTACCCTTTTTGGGTAAGCCGCAATGAAACCTGATTAGGTCAATTTCTGCCAATGTCAGCATATCGCCATCTTCTGCTTTATCCAAAGCTATACAAAGTTTCTCTTGTTCAGCCATCATATCGTTGTGTAATTCCTGTAAGTCATCCATAAGTTTCTCCATAAGTTAGCCTGAGTAGTCAGGTAACTTTACTATAAACCTTTTTT